TGTTGAAGAAGAACAGCAGTGTCTAGCTACCCTAGATAGCTGGGGGTTCGATGAACTACACGATGCTTTCATTGCCTCCATCGACACAGGTATGAGAGCAGGTGAGATGGCTAAGCTAGATGCTAAGTGCATCGACAAGCATGGCGTGTACCTAGTGGATAGGAAGAATGATACCAACGGTCTTGTTCCCCTAACCACTCGCGCACGTCAGGCTCTTGAACGCAGGATTGCAGCCAGCGATGGAGGTAAACTCTTTGGCACTTTCCCTCGCTCCAAGTGGCAACGCTTAGTCAACCATCTAGAACTGGACGATGTAGTCTGGCACACACTGAGACACACCACATGCTCACGTTTAGTGCAACGTGGTATGCCTCTCGTTCACGTCAAGGAATGGATGGGACACTCAGCTATCCAGACTACTATGAGGTACGCACACCTTGCACCTAAGAACTTAGAGGTTGGTGTCTCTTTACTAGAGCAGGTAGATTGATTATACCTGTCGAAACTTTGTGTCCTTGGGTGTGTCCTAAGTGTCCTAAGTGGAGCGAGCATGGTGGAATTGGTAGACACACAAGACTTAAAATCTTGAGCCTTTTCAAAGGCGTGGGGGTTCGAGTCCCCCTGCTCGTACCAATTAAATCGGACTTAAAATCCCTACCTTATTAAATACACTATCGCAATACCTCCTCTAACACAGAGCCAGTAAGGGCTGTAACCCCCAAGGGTAAACATTATATATTGTTACACGAGTGTAACGGATTTATTATTTAGGACACAATACGGTGTCCTAAGTGGCGTAAGGAGATAACATGCCGACATTAGAAGAGCAGTTAGAACTAGAAGAGCAGATGCTTAGTGATGGTGTCAGTCGATACCAAAGCAACACCAACAAACTAATAGAGAAGGGTATCGAATCTAATACACAGCATGGCCGGGCTATGATTGCTGCCATCGTCAATGCTGTAGCTGATGGGGTATCTGATATTCAAAGAGACGTTACAAGTAATCGGGATATTACTAGAAAAAATTTACAGGGAATGGATGCCCACCAAGTTGCATACCTTGCCCTCATCACAGTAGTTGATGAAGTATCTAAGAGGTTTACCTTGATGAAGGTAGCCAAGAGTCTAGGTGCAAACATAGAACTTCAGAAGAGGCTTAGCATTTGGGTTGAGGCTGAGGGTAACTCAGCACTTAATGTAATCAAGAAGGCTAACGAGAAGTCAAGCAAGCTACATAAGCGACAAGGCCTAGTCCATAAAATGAACAAGGATGGTTACAACCATACTGAATGGACTAACGAAGAACGTATCCATGTAGGCATGAGGTTGGTAGATAAGATTATTATTAAGACAGGGTTGGTCAGGCTAACCAAGTCAGTGAAGAAGAATAAAACTATTACCTATCTGGAAGCTACCCCCGAAACTCTGGCTTGGGTTCAGAAGTTTAACACGCATCAAGAAGTTATGAAGCCACGTTATGCTCCATCACTTATACCCCCCAGAGATTGGGACGATGTAATTGGTGGGGGATACCACAGTCAAGTCATTAATCAACTACCGATAGTGAGGGTACATTGAAGAAAAAATCTAAAGAATACTTAGATAGGCTACGACAGCAAGACATGAGTGTGGAGTATCGCTGCATCAATGGACTCCAGCGCACCCCTTGGTCAATCAATAAGCCTGTGCTTGAGGTAATGAGAACAGCATGGGACAGCGGTGAAGAGTGGGCTGGCCTCCCTCCTCGTGAAGACTTACCCTTACCTGTGTACCCATTCGATAAAGACCCACAGGAAATGAGCGAGGCAGAGAAGCTACTGTTCAGAGATTGGTCAAGCAAACGCAACCGTGTTTACCAAGCAAATGGTAAGTCAATGTCACGGCGTATCCAGGTGGAGCGTACACTACAGCTTGCTAATCACTATGCTAAGTATGACGAGTTCTACTTTGTATGGCAGTTAGACTTTCGTTCACGCAAGTATCCTGTTGAGTCCTTCATGTCACCACAGGTAGCTGATTGGGGCAAGGCTCTCATTGGATTTACCTACGGCTTCCCTATTAACGAAGCAGGTGATGCTGATTGGCTGGCTATTCATGGTGCTAACTTGTTCGGTAATGACAAGGTATCCTTTTCTGAGCGTATCCAGTGGGCATGGGATAGTGAGGCTGACATAGTAAAGGTAGCTGAGAACCCACTTGATTACATGTGGTGGACTCAGGCTGACAAGCCTTGGCAGTTCCTTGGTTGGTGTATGGAATGGTATGGTCTACTACGTCAGGGTTGGGGATACTACACACACCTACCCTGCGCCGCTGATGGTAGCTGTAATGGACTGCAACATCTAAGTGCAATCCTACTCGATAAGCAGGGTGGTAGGGCTACTAACTTAATACCATCAGATGCACCGTCAGATATATACACTGATGTAGCAATTAGGGCTGAGACTTTAATTAAACAAGATGCCCAAGCTGGTAATGAGATGGCTAAGAAATGCTTAGAGTTTGGCGTCACTCGCAGTCTAACGAAGAGGCCTGTAATGATTACGCCTTACTCTGGTACACAACACGCTTGTCGTGAGTATATCCAAGATGCAATCGCTGATAGAATAGAGAAGAAGGGAGACTGTAACCCCTTCGGTGATGATTACTTTGAAGCTTCGCTCTACCTAAGTCGCCACATCTGGCAGGGTATTAACGAGACTATCTCATCAGCCCGGCAGGTAATGGACTACGTTAAGACCATCGGCTCACACTACGCTGATGCTAACAAACATATGGAATGGGTAACGCCTACTAATTTTCTAGTTGTACAGCCCTACCTCAACACTAAAAAGCGCAGGATTGAGACACACATTGATGGTAGTATTGTACGACTAAGTTACCAACAAGAATTAGAAGATGTGAATAGGTCACGGATTACAACAGGTAGTAGCCCTAACTTCATTCACTCATTGGATGCAGCTGCTTTAACTAAAACTGTTGTCAGGTGTATGGATGATGGAATGACTGACTTCGCTATGGTGCATGACAGCTATGGTACACACAGCCCTAACATGCCTATCTTGTCACAAGTATTACGAGAAGCTTTTGTTGAAATGTATCAGGAGAATGATGTGTTACAACAACTGCGTGACCACGCTTGTTACACTATAGGAGATAATACACTACCCCAACCACCAACTAAGGGAGACTTAGATTTAAGCAGGATACTGGAATCACAGTACTTCTTTGCATAGTTTCTAACCTTCCCCTATAGCCTATTAGTTACACTCAAGGAGATATTATGAATAAAACAAAAGTAGTAGAAGGTAAATCAATCTATGGTCAAAATGTATTTGAACCAAACAAAGATTTTGAAAAGCAGTTTGGGACATACTCCATTGACCTACTCAAACCAGAAGAAGAAGCAGTTAAACTATGTGAGTACCTTGAAGGTCTAGTGAATGAACGCTACGCCGCAGAGGTCAAAGCTTCTAAGAAACCAGATAGCTTGTCCACTCGTTTACCTTTCGTGCGCCATACTGACAAAGCTGGTAACGAAACAGGAGACATCCGATTTAAGTTTAAGTTGAAAGCTGGTGGCGTGGGTGACAACGGAGAGTGGTATCAGAAACCAGCAGTCTTAGATGCCAAGCGTAAACCAATGTCAGGCGAGAAGTTAATCGGTAACGGTAGTCGTGTAAAGGTTGCCTTCAACCCCTCAGTTTATTTTGTACAAGGTACTGTTGGGGTCACCTTGAAACTGGACGCTGTACAAGTGATTGACCTTGTGCCTCACAAAGACCCAGCAGCTTTATTCGATGACGAGGATGGCTACACTGAATCGGCTGTCGAGAAAGATGACCGTCAAGAAAGCCCATTCGATAGTGAAGAGACAGACATTGCCGAAGGGAACTTTTGAGGAACACGTCATCTCTGACCTAGAAAGCAGGGGCGTTTCGTTTGCTTATGAACCACATAGCATACCCTATCGGGTGGAACGCCTCTACAATCCTGACCTTCTCATCAATGAAATCTACATAGAGATGAAGGGATACTTCCGACAGGATGCACAACGAAAGATGAAAGCAGTCAAGGCGCAGAACCCTGAGTTAGACATACGCTTCATCTTTCAGAAGGCAACCTCGCCAGTGCAAGGCGCGAAGGTACGCAAGGATGGGACAAAGATGACGTGCGCGGAGTGGGCAGACCGTAATGGTTTTGTCTGGAGTGAAGGAACTTTGCCAGAGGAGTGGGCATGAAAGTACATAAATCAATCACAGTAAACCTACCAGTTACCATCAACGCCAACATCATAGATTGGGAACTACTTGCCTATGAAATAGTAGAAGACCAGAACATTGAGAATGATGAACTAAAGACTATCGCAACACAGATGAGAGAAGCAGCAACTATTGTGGAGGAATCCATTGGAGGAGAGTAACTACATCCGAAAGGAATCATGCACTCACTGTGGTAGTTCTGATGCTAATGCTATCTACACTGACCATAGCTACTGCTTCTCTTGTGAGACATACGCTTTGCTTGGGGAAGAAGCAGAACCTACACCAGCGAACACTAACTTAATTGATGGTCAGGTCTGTGCGCTGAGTAAGCGAGGTATCTCTAACGAAACATGTAAGTTCTGGGACTATCGTATCGGGCAGTATAAGGGACAGGCAGTACAGATTGCTAACTACAAAAATGATAGAGGTAAGACCATTGGTCAGAAGCTACGCTTTGCTAATAAAGACTTCCTGTATCTTGGAGATAGTAAAGACATTGGGCTGTATGGTCAGCACCTATGGCGTAGCACAGGTAAGATGGTGGTCATCACAGAAGGTGAAGTCGATGCCCTCTCAGTCAGCCAGTGCTTCAACAACCGTTGGCCTGTGGTTAGCCTACCTCAAGGCAGTGCATCAGCTAAGAAAGCCATACGCAAATCTATTGAATGGCTTGAGCAGTTCGATACTGTAGTGCTTTGCTTTGACATGGACGAGCAAGGACGAAAGGCAGCTCACGAGGCCGCCCTGCTCCTCAGTCCAGGACGCACCAAGATAGCCTCCCTGCCCTCTGGGTATAAGGATGCTAACGATATGCTCAAGGCTAATCAGCAGAAGGCATTGCTTGATGCTATCTGGGGAGCCAAGAGTTTTAGACCTGATGGTATCGTAGATGGTGCTGAACTGTGGGATGTGGTATCATCAACGGACAATAAAGATAGTATCAGCTATCCCTACCAAGGCCTGACAGATAAGACTATGGGTCTTCGCGTTGGTGAGATTGTCACTATCACAGCAGGTAGTGGCACTGGCAAGAGTCAGTTCACTAAGGAGATAGCACACCACCTAATACGCCAAGGCGAAACGCTGGGCTATATAGCCCTTGAAGAAAACGTAAAGCGTACAGCCCAAGGCCTTATGTCCTTATCAATCAACAAGCCCATTCACTTGGGTAGCGAGGGAGTCACAGAGGATGAACTTAAACTGGCCTTTGATGATACTCTTGGCACTGGCAGGGTGTTTCTCTATGACCATTGGGGTAGCACTGACTCTGATAATCTGCTTCACAAGGTACGCTACTTGGCTAGAGGCTGTCGCTGTAACTGGATTGTACTTGACCATCTCTCTATCGTAGTTTCGGGCATGGAAGGTGGTGACGAAAGACGTACCATCGACACTCTTATGACCCAACTTCGTACACTAGTGGAGGAATTGCAGATAGGGCTGATACTAGTCAGTCACTTGAAGCGTCCGTCTGGTGACAGGGGGCATGAGGACGGAGCGCAAACCTCCATGTCTCAACTACGAGGCAGTGCTGCCATCGGGCAACTAAGCGACATGGTTATCGGGCTGGAGCGTAACCAGCAGGACAGAGACAACCTTCACATAACAACTGCAAGGCTGCTCAAGAATAGATGGTGTGGCGTGACAGGAATCTGTTGCCACTTGGCCTATTCGATTGACACAAATCGCATGACAGAAACGGTAATTGAAGATGACTCAGAAGAATCCCCAGAATTTTAAGAACGTACTTGTTCTCTACACAGAAGAGCAACTCACAAAAGCCTATCAAGATTTTCTAGAAGAAGTAACGAGCCTGATGATTGAAGGGCATGACATGGGTAACGTCCCTACACGAGAAGAGTTCCGCATCATCTTTGAAGAGGAACAAGCAAACCAGTAATCACTCCAGCGAGAGGATAACATGAACACATATATTATGGACATCGAAGCCAACCACCTACTTGAAGAAGTAACGAAAGTCTGGTGCGTTGTAATGAGAAACGCAGACACTGATGAGGTTCATACCTTTGACCCTGATGAGATAGAAGCAAGCCTAGAGTTTATGAACAAGGCTGAGTATCTCGTTGGTCACAACCTAATCGACTACGACTTGAGGGTACTCAAGAAGCTGTACGGTTGGGACTACAAGGGTAAGGTCATTGATACCTTAGTCTGCACTCGTACCATCTGGCCTCACATTGGAGAGTTAGATAGTAAAAATTTACCACAAAAATTAAGAGGTAGTCATAGCCTAAAGGCTTGGGGCTACAGATTAGGAGAACTAAAAGGTGATTTCTCTAACGGTGTGGAGTCCTTTCAACAGTACTCCAAAGAGATGCTTACATACTGCATCCAAGATACTGCATGTACCAAAGCACTCTATGATAAAATCAAAGCTAAGAACTTTAGCGAAGACGCTCTTTCCTTAGAGCATAAACTACACACCCTACTCGTGAGACAGCAGGAGGTAGGCTTCCCTTTCCACATTGAAAAGGCACAGAAGCTACACGCTTATCTGGAGGGCAGACGCTCTGAGATATACACACAGTTAGTGGATACCTTTGAGCCTACCATCATTGAGATGAAGACCAAGACAAAGGTAATCCCCTTCAACCCTGCGTCACGCCAGCAGATAGCTGACCGCCTGATGAAACGAGGATGGGTTCCTACCTCATTTACTCCTACGAATGAACCCAAGGTAGATGAGAAGATACTAAAAGAAATAGATATACCAGAGGCACAGCTTGTCTCTGAATATCTCATGTTGAACAAGCGTATTGCTCAGTTAGCTACAGGCAACCAAGCGTGGCTGAAACTAGAAAAGAATGGACGGATACATGGACGTGTCAATCATATGGGTGCAGTTACGTCACGCTGCACAGCAAACAATCCTAACATGCAGCAAGTACCTAGCCTCTCTGCTCCGTTTGGCAAGGAGTGCCGTGAGTTATTCTATGCGCCTGATGGGTATAGTCTCCTTGGTGCTGATGCGTCAGGGTTGGAGCTTCGTTGTCTGGCTCACTACATGGCTAACTACGATGATGGTGCGTATGCACAAGAAGTTGTCAATGGTGATGTACACCTCAAGACACAGGAACTCGCAGGGTTACCTACCCGGGCTACAGCCAAGACTTTCATTTATGGATTCCTTTATGGTTCGGGCGATGAAAAGACAGGTCAGATTATTGGTAAGGGTGCTTCAGAAGGTAAGAAGATAAAGGCCAAGTTTCTTAGGAAACTACCTGCACTCAAGAAACTTAGAGATGATGCAGCCAGTGCAGCTAAGGAGCGTGGTTGGGTCAAGGGATTGGATGGACGTATCATACCAGTACGTCATGCCCATGCCTGTCTCAATACAATCCTGCAGTCAGCAGGAGCAATTATATGTAAGCGTTGGTACGTCACGATTGAAGCACTGCTACGCCTTAAAGGTTACACGAATGTAGATGTTACGGTTGTAGCATTCATTCACGATGAA